GAGGCAATGAATGAGTATCTGGAGAACTTAATCCCCATCCACGAGGTTGGCACGTATGTGCCACACTACCTGCAATTTATGGTGAATAAATGGAGCAGGCCGACGCAGCGCAACTTGTTGAAGCAAGCTTGGGACTGGTTGTTTATAGATAGCATGTTCAAGATACGTGCATTTCAGAAAACCGAAGTGTACAGTAAAGTCACCGCCCCCCGTAATATTAGTACCCTGCCTACCGATCATAATATACGTCTAGGGCAATTCACCAATGCCTTGGCCATGTTGTTCAAGCAACAATCGTGGTATGCTTTTGGCAAACACCCGCGTGAAGTCGTGACTCGTTTACGAGACATGGCCGACGAAGCTGACGTGTTTGTAGAAGCCGACGTTAGTAAGCAGGATGGAAGCACTGGACACATACATCAGTTGTTGACAGTGGCCACGTTTAACCGTGCCTTCGCCGCACCCTACCGTAAGGAAATTGGGCGCATGTTACGCTTAGAAGGACACGCTAGTGGTACTACGGGTAATGGGCTCAAATATAAGACAGACAATACAACACATAGCGGATCATCTGATACATCGCTGCGCAACACAAATATAACGGCGTTTATGATGTATCTAGCTTTACGGCTCGATGGTAAGGACAAGACCACGGCCTGGAAACAGATCGGAATATGTGGTGGAGATGATAGCGTAGCAATGCACACAAGGCCGGAGACCTTGGAGCGTGCATACGCTAAGACCGGCATGCTCATCAAGAGCAGTGTGCGAACTAAGCATGATAGTGTCATGTTCCTCGGACGATGTTTTATCGACCCATGGACGACCAACGATTGCATTGCTGACGTACCGAGGCAAATGTCCAAAGTGCACTTGACCGTAAGTTCGGCAAGTGTACCCGACATCGTCTGTTTGGTCCGTAAAGCCCAATCGGCACTGGTTACGGACCCTGATACCCCTATCTATTCGAATTGGGCCCGAGCAGTCCTGCGCGTTTACGCAGTTGATGAATCTGCACTATCACGCTATTATGATGCCACGAGAGACGACGTCTCTTATTGGACAAAATATGCATTACCATTTGGCCTACCAACCAATACTGAGTTGGTACACCAGAGGGTCTGCGAGATGTTCGATAACGAGGTTGATGTCTATCTCTGGTGTGCGTTCTTTGACCAAATTAGAACGCCCTCGGGATTTAAAACGCACCAACGCCTGATAAGCCACCCTCCCCCCGTAGAAATTCCCGCCGTCGTGGCGGGCCGCTATATGACCCCAGATAAGCCAACGCCGTCGCACCAAAGCAAAATTAAAGCTGTGCTAGACCGCGACCAAGTAAAAACATCCGCTACTAATGACGGGTGGGATAAGCGCAAGCCAAGTAATGCGCCCCCGATATGTAGATACGCAGAGCGAGGACAAAAGTGTCCTCGCCCTAAGTGCGTATTCCAACATTAGTAGTTTTCCAACCTTAGAGGAGTGAGGCCGTGCGTAACCGGCCTCTTTAATTGAAAATAATAATAATATGTACCCAACTCGCGTAAGCGAAAGAACTAGAAATTCAGTTGACAGGGCAATAACAAACACCCGTGCCACTGGAATAAACTTACATGACAGTTACCTCAATTGTCGCTATGATCCATTTAACCGATCACCAACAGCAACAAAAGTGCCCGATGGCCGTGGT